CCTGTACTAGATTTTGTGAAGCCTGTACTGGAACTTTCAGAGCCTACATTTGAAGCCATTAAAATACAACTACCAGGAATCTAGCCACTATGAAACTATTTAAAGTGCCACTTCCGGGGTCGGTATCAGGAGTTTCTTTTGAGTACGGTGGTGAAACGTATTCTATAAGCATACCAAGGTATGTAGAAGTTGCTGGGGCCAAAAGGTTTATGTTTGACCTATCATGGGGAGACAATAAATTACTAGGTATTGATATTATCGAAGGAGTTAATCTTGTAAGGCAATATGTACATTGCCCAATACAAGGAATGTTCCTAAAAAAGAAAGTAGACAATCTGAGCTTAGATAATAACTTGGGCGATATTTATGATATGTATTTAGTAGAGGTTCCGGTGTGAAAGACATTAACACTTGCTACCCGGGAGAAATAGTAGAGTTCGACCCAGTAACGCAGTTCGCTACAGTAAGAGTTGCAATTGAACAATATTTTAAGTGGCTTGGAAAAGAAGAAGAAGAGTATACAAAAGTTCCTAAACCCCTAATCTATGATGTTCCAGTACAGTTTCCTTTCGGGGGCGGTTACTCAATAACAATGCCAGTAAAATCTGGAGATAGTTGTTTGGTGATTTTTGCCCAGAGGGGGATAGATCACTGGCTATATGATGGGTTGATGGAAGCAGGCAAGCTAGACAATAGGCCATCCCCACAGCACTTACGGTATTACAACCATACAGATGCTCTTTGTATAGTTGGGTTTAACCCAGAAACAAAACCTGTTACTGATTTCAATCCAGACCATCTGGTAATAAGAAATAAAGAAAACACCACAAAGATAACAATAAAACCTGAAGAGGTAGTGGTGGATGCTGTGTCTACAGTGGTAGTAAATTCTCCCGATGTAGTGGTTAACGCTACGACAGTCACCATGAATGCAACCACGGTTGCTGTCAACGGTAATCTTACCATAAGTGGGACAACTACCTCGCAAGGAGAAGTTACCGGCAACGGAGTAGGATTAAGTTCCCATAAACATGCACACGGAACACCTAACACATCGACAGGTCAAGGATAATAATGTCAAACCTATTCTTAAAGAAAGAAGAAGGCGCGGGCTATTGGGACTTAGATATTTCTGATGGTGCTAGGCGCATAACTGGAACAGAACAAGTAGCACAGCTAGTCAAGTCAAGGTTGCAAACCCTAAAGGGGGAGTGGGAAAAAGACACAACAATTGGCGTTCCTTGGCTAGAAGATGTGTTCATAAAAAACTACAGTCAGAATCTAGTAGAGTCTTATATAGCTAAAACAATTTTAAGCACAGAAGGTGTAAAAAGTCTAACAAGTATCTCCTCAATAATAGATAAGCCTAATCGTAGAATGGTTATTTCTTTTGAAGCTACTTCTATTTACGGGGAAGATTTTTCACTTATTGTGCAAACATAATAAGGAATTAGTATGGCGGGAGTTACCGCAAACGGTTTTGAGATTAAAACCTTTGATGAGATAAGGTCAGAGCTTATCAATGAATTCAAAACCACGTTTGGAACACAGTTCGATGTAACAACAGAAGGTGCAGATGGGCAGCTAATATCTATAATGGCCGATGCCCTAGCTAACCAATGGTTAGTTGCTGAAGAGAGTTATAAAGCCTTTTCACCTTCTAAAGTTTTTGGAGTAAGTATAGATAACCTTGCCGAGCTTTTTGGTATATCAAGGTTAACAACAGGTGGCGTGTTAGAAACAGATGAAGACTTCAGGTATAGAATGCTTAGGTCAACTGTAACTAGGGGTACATCAACAGTCGATGCAATTTACTCTGCTTTTGCGTCATTGGGAATTTTCAATGTAAGAGTAGTCGCAAACGCTTCTACCGCTGCGCTTCCTAGCGGGCAGCCAATAGGCTCGGTGAGAGTAGTAGTAGAAGGAGGAACAGACGAGGAGGTTGCAGAGGTACTGTTTAGTAACATGACTGTTAGTGTAAATACTTGGGTACTTTCAGGCACAGATGTTTCAATAACGGACAGTGGTGGACACCCACACATAGTAAGTTTTGAAAGACCTTCCTATAAAGATGTATTCGTAAACTTAGATATATCACTATCTGATGGAGCTACCCCATCATTCGAGTCTGATATTACTTCCGCTATTATGTCGTATGTCAATGGGCGTAATGTTGGTCTGGATGTTGTTTGGTCAGATTTGTTTATGGCGCTAGTTGGTGTAGGCGGCATAGCTATACCAAGCCTTACAGTAGGCGCAACCGGCGCACTGCAGGCCAGTAACTATGTAATGGCAGACAATGAAAAGGCGGTAATCACTGCAGATAAAATTACAATCAATGTGGTGTAGCTATGGACAAAAATACAAATGTAGATACCCCAGCAGTAGCTAGGTTTTTAGAGCTACTACTTCCTCAGTACCAAGATTCGCCTAATCTCATATCCTACTTTTCAATATTCCTTAAGAAGATTGAAGAGCTACAGTTAGCGCATAAAAGTATTAGAGAAGATAGAACGCTTGATAGGGCTACAGGTAAGAACCTTGATGTTCTTGGGGAAATAATAGGGGCTTCAAGAATACCGCTGGAATACCCAGACCAGTATTTTGGCTGGCTAGGCAATGCCGCAAGTTTAGGGTACGGAACATCTGGTAACGCTACGATAGGTGGAAAATTCAAATCGGCCATAGATAACTCCAGGCAGAACGCTACAGTGCCTCTGGGTGATGATCTATACCTAAAGATACTAAGAGGGCAGATAGTACTAAACACATCTAGGATGGATGTTAATTCAGTACGAGCGATAATATTGTCTATTATACGATAACAACAAATTACCAAGGCCCACTGAGTTACTTAGTATCGTTTCCAGATAACCTAAGCGTAGACGAACGAAACCTGATAGCCAAGAGAGCTATCCCCTCTCCTATGGGCATACGGGTAACGTATGCAGACCCGGTAAGTGAAATATTTTATGACTAAGGGAAAAACGAATGGCAATTAAATGGCCGGAATGGGCAGAGGTATTCTCTGCCAACATTGGTAACGGTGACCCCAACAGGGAGGAGCCAACACAAGCAGAAAAGAATACAGGTTGGACTACAGGAATCCCCTTGCTACAGCAAATGAATTGGATTCAGAACAACTTAGCCTACTGGGTAAGGGTTAACAATAAAATTAACAAAGCTACCAACAATAGCACCCTACTTATTGGAAGCTCCAACACAGTGCTTGAAGATTACAACGTCCTTCTTCCTGCAGACCCGTTAGATGGGCAGCATGTGAAAGTGGCGGTAGCGGCATCAGAAGATGCAGAGAACAGCCCTCCTCAAGTACTGCCTAATGGGAAGACGATTCAAGGCTGTATATTGGGAGAAGGACTGTTCTTGGATATTAATAACGGAATGTTTAACTTTATCTATGATAGCGCCAGCTCGACATGGGAAGTAAAGCTATCAGGACAAGCAGCAAGAGGTACGGCATAAGTGGCTAGGTTCGCAAGTAATCTATTCCAAATAAGGAATAAAGCAGAGGAAGTGGAGTTTAATGGCTCGCCCTCTTCCCTATCTTCAAGACGCCATAGATGAAGTTGTAGCTGACTACACAGGGCTTATTTCCAGCATAACTACTGGGGGTATTGGAGCAGCAGCGTCAGACCACAATCACAATGGGGTGTATCTTCCAGTTGGAGGCACGGCTTATGACGCACAAAGACTAGGTTCGCAGTCGGCATCCTATTATCAACCAGCAGCAACAGCCGTTGAAGTATCTGATATTGTAGACAGCCTAACGAGTACTAATCAAAACGCCCCACTATCCGCTAACCAAGGCAGATTGATAAATGGGTTCTTCAACTTCTATGTATCAAAAGCAGAAGTAGTTGATGGTCTAAATAGTACGTTAACGAACATACCCTTATCAGCAAACCAAGGCAGGGTACTGAACTCGACAGTCGGAGGAAAGTTATCCAAATCAAGCAATCTAAGTGATGTAGCTAGCGCAGCCACTTCAAGAACAAACCTTGGAGTACTTTCTTCTTCCGAAGTCAGTACAGCTATTACGGCCAATACAACTGGCAAGCTAAACAAAGCAAGTAACCTGAGTGATGTGACCAGTGCATCTACAGCTAGAACAAACCTTGATGTTTACTCGAAAGGGGAAGTAACTTCAATTGCCAACACTAAAATGGCTTCATTTAATATTGAAACGACAGGGACTTCAGGTGTCGGCACAATAACTGATGGTGCGGTGCTTAGGGTTAACGGTGGAAATGGCGTAGGAGTAACCAGATCAGGAGGTGTATTTAGTGTAGTTGGGAATAACGCAACCACATCGGCAAAGGGAGTTGTACAGCTTTCTAATTCCACTACTGGCACATCACAAACACTCGCAGCCACAGCCAATGCTGTAAGGCTTGCTATGAATGCCGCCAATGCGAAGGGAGATGCACCAATAGGAAGTACAGGTGCTTCTGGGTATTGGAAGTGTAATGAGAC